ACCCGAACTTCATCAAGCGCACGATTGTGCGCGGCGAACTCGGCATTCAAGTTGGCCTGCTCGAAGAAGGCACGAGCGCGGCGATGCGTCTTTCGGCGTCCGAAACGAAGCGTCAAGCCGCTGCTGTCGGCCTGGAAATGTTCCGCAACGCCATCGGCTTCTATGGCTGGAACGCGGGCAACAACCAGACGTACGGCTTCCTGAACGACCCGAACCTGCCGGCCTACATCGCTTCGTCGGTGACGGGCGGCTGGGCGGGCACGAATGGCAACTTCCAGTCGATCACCGGCGACATCCGGATGGCCATCGTGCAGCTGCGTACGCAGTCGCAGGATCAGATCGACCCGAAAAAGGTCAAGCTGCGCCTGATTCTGCCGATGAACATCGTTGATCTGCTGTCGATCACGACCGACTTCGGCGTGTCCGTGGCCGACTGGCTCGAACAAACGTATCCGAACATCGAAGTTGTGAGCGCGCCGGAACTCCAGTCCGCGAACGGCGGCGCGAACGTGTTCTATCTGTTCGCGGAAGACATCGATTCGTCGGTGGACGGTTCGACGGACGGTGGCGAAGTGTTCGTGCAGCTGGTGCAAACGAAGTTCGTCACGCTGGGCGTTGAAAAGCGCGCCAAGTCGTACGTCGAAGATTATTCGAACGGCACGGCTGGCGTTCTCTGCAAGCGCCCGTGGGCAATCGTGCGTGTGACCGGCATCTAATCGACGCGCCGCGTTGATCGATGCTGTTTCGGGCTGGTGCGGCGACGTACCAGCCCTTCTTTCTCGACCATCCAGGCTTCAGGGGCTGACGATGGCGTAACTACAAGGACTGAGTATATCATGAGCAATGCCGTTTACATCCTCTCCAAGATGACCAATTCGGTCACCTACCGCACTTATCGCCTCGTTGGCGACACGAAGCAAAAGGCAGGCCCGCTTCCGGTTCCGAACAGCGACGAAATCACGATTCGCGGCGGCGCGGATCGACCCAGCCAACGGATCGGCTTCGGGGAAGCGTCGAACGACATCAACGGGAATGTTATCTGGACCCCGCGAGGCGTGGTCACGAAGATTACCCAGGACCAGTACGACCGCCTGAAAGAACAGTACCTGTTCAAGCTGCACATGGACGGCGGATACTTGGCCGTTGTCGACCTGAGCACGTCCGAGAGTCACAAGAAGGTCGCGCGTGTCGCTGAAGACATGGAAGGCGAGAACAAGGATGCGCTGCTGAAGAAGGACACGTTGGCACAGCGCATCAAGGTGAAGACGCCTGGCGTTGGTGACGGTCTTTCGCAAGAGTGGGTGTAAACGATCATGCCAGCTTACAACGACACGAACTTCAGGGCGCTCTTCAAAGCGTTTGCGGATGAGGATAAGTGGCCCGAAGTCACTTTGTCCCTGTATTGGACGGTGGCCACGGACTACATCAGCCCCAAGGATTCCGCTTGCAACATCCTGAATGGCGCGTCGTTGCAGCTGGCAATTGATCTAGTGTGCGCTCACCTGGCCACGCTTTTCAACGCTGACGCAGACAATGTCGCAGACGGCGAAGACCCTGGCCAGCCGGTCGGCATCGGCGTGTCCGCGACAATCGGCTCTGTGTCGGTGTCGCAGCTTCCGCCGCCGATCATGAACGACCCGTGGAAGTACTGGCTTAATCAGACTTCGTACGGCGCGCAGCTGCTCGCGCTGCTCTCCGTGAAATCGGTGGGCGGCTTCTATGTTGGAGGCCTGCCGGAGCGCAATGGCTTCCGCAAATTCGGTGGAACTTTCGGATGAGAGTCCCAGGCGGCAATCTCCTGAAATCTGCACGGCGTCTCATTAAGTTTGAATCCGTGCAGTACTTCCAAACGACGGGTCGCGAGAAGAACGCGGCCCGTCAGTACGTCGGCACGTACGCGGCGGGCGTCCCGCTCTCCTGCAGCGTGCAGTCGGTTGACCGCGCGAAGTACACGCAGCTGGGTTTGAGCTTGGAGAAGTTCTATGTCCAAGTTTGGGCGTCCATGAACATGGTCGATATCCAGCGCGATTCGAGCGGCGATCAGTTCATCTATGACGGCGCGCTATACCAACTTGCGGATGGCCGCACGTGGTTCAAGCAGGATGGCTGGGCGTCGTGTTTCGCTGTACGTATCAAAATCGGCGCTACTGGACCGGGCCAAGTATGAACGACAACGCCTTGATCGACCTGTTTGCCACGCAGCTGGAAGCCGCGAGTGCTGCGGCTGGGTGGAACTATGGCGTGGTCCAGAAGGATCAGCCGACGCAGCAGGGCATCGATACCGCGCCGACGATCTATTTTGAGAAGCTATTTGACAAGGGATACGGCTGGCCTGCGCTTTGCCGCCAACACGTCGCGCCCGTGCCGCCCGCCACCCAAGGTGTGTTCCAGACGTACGAAAAGCAATGGACTGAGACGACGTTTCAGGTGTCGGCGCTCGTCATCCAAGACCCGAATGACCTGACGATTCCAACGGCGTCCGATGTAGTAAACTTCCTGAAATTGTATGTCAACAGCAGGCCGGTTCGTTACCTGTTGAAGCCGCAAGGCGTAACGCTCCTTCGCATCGTTGATATTCGGAATCCTTACTTTGAGGATGACCGCGACATGTTCGAAGCGACGCCCAGCTTTGACGTCGTCGTCCAGCATATGCGCACGTTCAACTATTCGGTCCCTGGCACAAACATCGTCAAGGGCAAAGTGGTCGAAGATTTCACCGACAACGGGATTTACCCGGTGCCGGAAAGCCCAAGCGCACTGCCGCCCGCGCCTGTAACGATTACGAGCTAAGCCATGGCAAGCAGCCTGGAAAAGCAGAAGAATTTAGTTGAGCGCCATATAGAAGCGCTCAAGAAGCTGAAAGGGATGTCCGTTGAGGCGGGCTGGTTTGAGTCGGCGCGGTACGTCGCGGGCGCGAAAGGGAACGGAGAGCCCATTCCTGAGAACTTGATCGGGATGGCGATTGCCAAGATTGCGCGCATCCAGGAGTTCGGCGCGACGATCAACCATCCTGGCGGAACGAAGTACACGAAAGACGCGAATGGCAGGGTGAAGTTCGTTTCGAGCGGGCCGCACGACGGCGTGACAAAGGCTCATACGATCACCATCCCAGCGCGGCCATTTATGCGGCTCGCGTCCGTCAACTTCGCGCAGAAGCGGAACGAAGTACAGCACAAGATCGCGTCGCAGCTTATTCGCGGCAAGATAAACCCGGTGCAAGCCATGGGCCAAATCGGGTTGTATATGGAAGGGTGCATCGTGGACGCGATCAAGAACGGTGCTTGGCAGCCGAACTCGAAAGCGACTGAGCGCGCTAAAGGTTTCAACAAGCCGCTGATCGATTCTGCGCAAATGTGGCAGGCGGTCGCGAGCAAGGTGCACAAAGGCTCTTAAGTAGTCCCAATCAACCACCTGGAGAGATTAAGGTGATTTCCCAAAGTCGTTATATCAAGATCGTATCCGGCGTGGGCGCGGGCACGCCGGTTGCGCAGCGTCAGCTGATCCAGCGTGTGATGACGCAAAACAGCCTGCTTCCGCCTGGCCTCGTTGCGGAGTTCGCCAACGCGGACGCCGTCAGCGCATATTTCGGTTCGGCGTCCGAAGAGTACGCGCGCGCGAAAGCAAACCTGTCGTTTGTCAGCAAGCAGGTGAACTCGCCCAATCGCATTTCGTTCGCTCGCTGGGTATCGACGGCAATCGCGCCGATGATCGTTGGCGACACGATTGCGAAGGTGCTGGCATCGTTCGTCGCGCAAACCGCTGGCACGTTGACGATCAACGACGGCGCGACGCCGGTCAACGTCACCGGCATCAACCTCTCGACGGCCACCAACCTGACCCAGGTCGCGTCGCTGCTCCAGACCGCGCTCCAGGCTTCCGGCGATGCGCAGCTGACCACGTGTACCGTGTCGTACAACACGAACACAAACCAGTTCGTCCTCACCGGTTCGTCGCCGGGTAGCGGCTCGCTGTCTTGCACGCCGTCGAATCTGGGCACCGACTTGTCGATTCTGCTGGGCTGGGCGACGGGCGGCACCATCCTCGTCGCCGGTCAAGCCGCCGACACGCCGGATGTGGCAATTTCGAAGTCTGAAGCGATCAGCAACAACTTCGGTTCATTCGTCTACGCCACGCCGTCGTCGCCGATGACGAACGATCAAATCACGGCCATCGCCTCGTGGACGGACAGCAAGAACAACGCGTACATGTACAGCGTTGCGACACCGCTGTCGAACGCTCAAACGCTGTTCGCTCTGATCAAGGGCTTCAGCGGCGTCGCCATGAGCATTCTGAGCACGACGCAGGCAAACGACTTCGTAGAACAATCGCCGTGCGAAATCCTCGCGGCGACGAACTACAACCAGCCTGGCGCTTCGCAGAACTACATGTATTACCAGTTCCCGAATCGCAACATCACGGTCACCGACGATACGACCGCGAGCCAGATGGACGCAGTTCGCGCAAACTACATCGGCGTGACGCAGCAGGCCGGTCAGCAGCTGGCGTTCTACCAGCGCGGCGTGCTGATGGGCGGCGGTACGGCAGCGACGGACATGAACACGTTCGCGAATGAGATGTGGATGAAGTCGTCGTTCCAGGCGAACATCCTCAGCCTCTTCTTGAACACGCCCGAAGTGCCCGCCGACCCGTCTGGCGCGGCGATGATCCTAGGCGTGATGCAGCCGACGATCACGCTGGCGAAGACCAACGGCGTCATCTCTGCCGGCAAGCCGCTGAACGCGGTCCAACAGCAGCTGATCACGTCGATCACGGGCGATCCGAACGCGTGGCGTCAGGTCCAGACCATCGGCTACTGGATCAACATCACGTTCTCGTCGCAGAGCAATCCGGATTCGGGCCTGACGGAATGGGTGGCAAATTACCTGTTCGTCTACTCGAAGTCGGACGCGATCCGCTCCGTCAGCGGCTCGGACGTGATGATCTAAGAGCCGCGCTTGGTCGGTGTTTGAATGATTAGAACACCGACCAAAACGGTATAATCCGGACACCTATTGGAGTATGAGAGATGGATGATATTTCCATTTTTGGGCTGACGGGGCAGGTGATTGCGTCGAATACCTATCCCAACGGCTTCGAAATTTCGGCCTTCGCTGACGATGGCGACCCGTTGGATTCGCCCGATCTGCAAGTTGCCGACACCGCGATGGGGCCGAACGGCGATGCCGTTACGTGGTCGCGTCCGGAGATGATCGAAGTGGTCGTCAACGTCATGCCGAAGTCGCAAGACGACATCAACCTGACCTGTCTGGAAGACGCCAACCGCGTCGCCAAGGGCAAGTCTGGCGCGAAGGATATCATCACCATCGTCTGGACGTATCCGGACGGATCGACGGTGACGGGTTCCGAAGGCAAGATGATCAGCGGCCCGATCCTCTCCAGCGGCACGGCGGCGGGTCGTCTGAAGACGAAGCGCTTTGTGTTTCGCTTCCCGCAACTCACGCGGCAGGCCGCGAGCACGCAGTAATGCTGGCAATCCCGCTCGCCCAAGTAGCTAATCAAAGCATCTCATTCAACGCGGATGGGGTGCTTTGGACCATTCACCTGTACCAGTCGATCAATTTCGTCTGTGCAGACATCATGCGTAGTCGGCTTCCATCGGACGATCCGACGACGGTGAACGCGAATGGGCAGGTGACCTTGGTGAGCGGGGTCCGCTGCTTCGGCGGAATTCCGCTGTTGCAGTATGCGTATCTGTTTTCTGGCGGACTCGGCAATTTCTGCTTTGACTCGGATGCGGATTGGACGGAATTCGGTGCGTCTTGCAACCTGTACTATCTGGAGCAAGACGAACTGGCGACCTTCACGAACGCGCTTGCCTCTGGGGTGATTGGTTAATGGCTACGCAGACCCTCGCTTGCAACGAGAACAATGACCTGTACCTGCCTGACGGGCGCAATCTCGTCATGCTGTCTGGGTCGGACGCGTGCGCCCAGAACCTTCTCCAACGCTCGCAGGAGCGGCTGGGAGAGAACCAGTACAACACCACCGAAGGCGTCGATTACTTCGGAACGATTTTCACGCCACAGCCGGATTACGATGCGGCGCGACAATCGTTGTCGAGCAACCTGCTTGCGTGCCCGGACGTTATCCAGATCAACTCACTGACGATCAGCATCAACGGCGATGAGTTCGATTACGAAGCGGACGTGCACACCATCTACGGCCCGTTGGCGGTGACCAATACGCCGCCTACAACCTGAAGGAGTATAGCCATGCCCGCCAAGCAAATCGCCCACGGCACCATCGAAATCCACGCGCCTGCAAAAGGGTACGCTCCCGCTGCGCCGACCCAGCCTGTGGCCAATATGGCAGCGGGAATCCATCCCGTGAATACGGGCGCGGCTCCGGGTCCGGTTGTCCAACACAAGACCGGCGAGCAGATCGCGGTCGAAGCCGCACAACTCGTCGCGGATATCGCCAACGAAGCGAAGTAATACGGGGTCCGAATGATCGACATCAGTTCGTTTGGTAGCAGCGTCGCCATCATCTCGACACAGTCGTTTCCGATGGGGTTTTCGCTCACCCAATTCGCTGATGACGAAGACCCGCTGACGGTCGAAGAAGTCGAAGTGTCCGGTTACGAGAAGTTGTACGACGGGAACATCTTCATCTTTGACAAAACGTCCCCGATCTTGATGTCAGTCGCGGTGATGCCGAATACCGACGACGACATCAACATGAAGATTCTCATGCAGATGCGGAAAAGCTCGCCGCAACTGCTTCCGCTGCCCGATACCGTTTCAGCCGTCATCACGTACGGCGACGGCGGTCGCGTCATCTTGTCCAACGGCGGCGTCCTTACCGGCTCGCTGGCTGACTCGCTTTCGAAGGATGGCCGAAAGAAGGGCAACTTGTACCACTTTGTCTTCGGGACGTTCGCGGGCGCGCAGAACTTCACGGAACTCGCGGCTGGAGTCGCCTCAGCGGCACTGGGGCTTCTCTAGCCATGCCAACCAGCATCCTTTCGAGTCTGCTGGCCAAACCTAGTCTGTCTATCATTAATAGCCAGACCGGTCTGGACGTGGCGACGAACCTGAATGTGTCCAAAGTCCGGTTCAAATTCCGCTCGCGCGTCTTCCGTCATAAGCGCGAGGATGGAACGACCATCGTTGACGCGCGCGTTCTTGTTCCGAGTATCTGCGAAATCGACGTGCTGTGCGAAACGTTGGATGACCTGGCGCTTGTGAACTCTCTGATGCTTGACCGCACCGGCGTCTATCGCGTCACATCCAAAGGATTGGTCGTTACGAACATGATGTGCGCGGGCGAGTCGATCAGCCAGACGCCCGATGTCATCAGCGCGAACCCGGTTCGAATTGTGATGGAGAAGCTACTCACCCAGGACGCGGCTGAGCCGCCAGCGGTCGCACAGGCTGCGGACTCGTCCATGCTCGACCAAGGAATTCAAGCGATTCAGAATACCGTCAGCCAGACGGTAACGACGGCGCAGCAACTGGCCTCTCAAGTAATCGCAAACCTGGGGCTTTAATCATGCCTCAATCGATCCTTTCTTCGGTCCTCAGCAAGCCGCAGTTCGTTGCGACGAATGAATCGTCAAACAGCGTTCTTTGGCCGCAGCTGGGCATTCTTGACGTTGAAATCTCGAACGACTCCGAGAACTCGGACAAGCCGATCAGCAATCAGCAACTTTCCGACAAAGCGACCTATCAGAGCATCCTCACGCAGGATATCCAGGCCGCGAAGATCATCCAGCCGTCCCGTCTACGCGTGACGGCGTTGTGCGCTGACATTTCGACGCTGGAGAACGTGCTGGCGACGTATTCCAATCTGTCCGCTACAATCTCGATTAATTCGAAGTCCATTATTACCCAGTCGCTTATGCTCACGGCAGTGGATGTCGAGCAGACGCCCGAGATGATTTCTGCATCGCGCGTGGTAATGGTCTTCGAGCAAGCGCAGCCGCCCGCTAACTCCGGGTTTGCGCCCGAACAAGCAGCAGACGCTTCGGTGTACGGAGTAAGTATTCAAACCCCGCCAACGGTCGTGCCTCTGGCGACGTTGACGCAAGCCGTGAAGAGCGCTTCGTTTGTGCCGACGATCACGGTTAGCGGCGCTCTCATCGATGCAGATGGCGGTCCGTTTATTCTCGATTCGAGCAGGCTGTCATGAGCACGCCATATACTCCGGGGCAAGTCCTTACCGCAGCAGAACTGAACCAGTCCTTTGATGAGAAGGTCACTGGCGACGACGCACAGATCACTGGCGGCTTCGTTGAAGGCGTCGATCACGTTTATATCATCGGCACCGCCGACTCCACCACACCGGCCAACGGCGCGCTCGTCGTCGCAGGCGGCGTAGGTATCGCGCTTAACCTGCAAGTTGGCGAGAACGCGACTGTTGCAGGGTCGGTGATTGTAAACGGGACCACGGCGTCAGCAAATACGACATCCGGCGCGCTCGTCGTAGCGGGCGGCGTAGGCATCGGCGGTTCGGTTAATGTCGGCGGAGGCATCAGCACGGTCGGCGGCGTCACGGTCGCAGGCCAATTGGTCGCGGAAGCCGTTACGGACGCAACAAACCCCGCCACGGGCGCGCTCGTCGTGGGCGGCGGCGTAGGCATCGGCCTTTCCCTGTGGGTGGGCGGGTCAGCCAATGTCGCTTCCAACCTAACGGTCGGCGGGAACGTTACGATTGAAGGATCGCTTTCGACGGATGAGCTCATCATCCTAGCAGGCGGCGCAGGCATTCAATTTCCGGACGGGACGACGCAGACGACTGCGGGAACGATTGAAGGCGAGTTGGTGATCGAGCAGGTTGGCGGAACGCGCGTCATTACAGCGGCTGAAGCCGCTGCAAACAACATCTTCAAGGTCACGTCGGCGCTCAACGCGGATTTGTTTCTCCAGTTCCCTGCCGCGCCGAAGACCTTCACCGTCACGAATAATTCGACCGGCGCGCACAACGTCACCGCGCAGACTTCGCTCACCAGCGCGAATGTATCGATCATCCAGGGGTCGGCGGGCACGCTCTTTTCCGATTCGACGGGCGTTTACGCCACGTCTGCGGCATCGGGCATCGGCTTCTCGCTGGAGTTCAACGATTCGACCGGGCAAACGCTTGGCCTTCCGAACATTGGTTCGCTGGTACGCCAGACGACTGCCGGTATCACGACGACCCTGCCGCAGCTTGGATCGTACCCGCTGGGCAAGGGCGTTGTTATCGCCAACCGTTCAAATGGCGTAACGTTCGTTGCGCTTCAATCCGGTGACCACGCGACGGCCCCGCTTACGCTGCAGCCTGGCGACGTAGTGTTCTATGCGGCGAACCCGAATGCGGGATTCTGGGAGACGGGCTGGTACTCGAACTATGGCGGCACGCTGCAGGTCGGCTCTATTCAGTTTGGCGATGGCTCGGTGCAATCGACGGCCAACAGCGCATCACAACCGAATTCGACGTATTACACGTTGGGTACTACGGACACCGTAGGATCGTTTGCTGCTGGCGATACGGCACTTCGCACGAGCGGGTTTACGGCACCTCTTGTCAACGTATGGCGCGGCGGCCTCAAACTGACGCTGAACAAGCACTATACGCTTAACGCCGATGGCGTGCACGTCAATCTGATCGACGCCGCGACGCAGAATGACGAATTCGAGATTCAAACGCAGGGCGTGTACAACCCTTCGACCTCGTTCGCGCCCGGTCTGCCGTTCGTTCAGCCTTTTGCGGGCGCAACGTCCATCTCGTATCCGCACACGCCTGGGTTTGCGTGGCTAATGCTGCGCGGCGTGTTCCTTGAGCCTGGGACGGATTACACGGACGACGCAAACGGCTTCTACCTGCAGGGCTGGTCTGCGGACGGCGTAGAAAAGTTCGGCATTTTCAACTTGAATGCGGTGTCGATTGCGAACGCGCTGCTGGCGACGAATCCGATTATCGTGTCCGGTCCGCTGACGTTTTCTGACGGAACCGCGCAAGCGTCTGCCGGCCTGGTTAAGGCAAACAACCTGAGCGACGTGCCTAACAAGAGCACGGCCCTGGCTAATTTGGGCGCGGCTTCAGCCGCAAATCTTGGCAAGCCTTACGGAAAGGTGACGCTGGTAAATACGTCACCTGGATTCGCTCCGAACACCACCGTCAAGATGGGTTCTTGGGACACCATCGTTTTCGACGCCAAAGGCGCGGCTAGTGCGAATTCCTGGGACCCGGTCAACCAGCGCTGGAATCCGAAGATTCCTGGCATATACCGTGTGACGCTCAGCGCGACGTTCGTCACCAATACGAGCGGAGCGGTTCAGAACACGGACGGTCGCTGCTACATCTTCTACAACGGCGCAGCTGTTTGCTCTGGATTGCAACAGCAGACGTTGACTAGCGTTGTCGCAGCCGCGCTTACATTCAGGCCGTTCGTTTCCACTCTGATCGCTATGAATGGATCGACGGATTTCTTGGAGGCTTGGTTCAGGGCTGACCTGGCGAATTCCTCTGGAAATCCAATCGTAACAACAGACTCGACGTTCTTTGAAATCGAGTACGTCGGACCGGCATAAGGAATAACTGCACCATGGCATCTTTGGCGCAAATGCTTGCAAGGTTGTCGGACATCATTGGTGTGTCCGCCCATCCCATTCCGCTCGCAAATCGAAACTTCATTGTCGATCCAGGTTTGGACAACGGGACAACGCTCAGTGCGGTCGCGCTTCCGACCTCGGTCAGCGGATATTCGACTCCGTACTTTATGTACAAGGGCGGCGCGGGCGCGGGCGGCGTCGCAACGGGCCAGATCATCGGCCTTCTTCCGGTCGCCGGTATGTACCCGCGAACTCGGTTTGGTTATCGCCATACGCAAACGACGGCTTCGACGGGGACTGTCGCCGCTCAAACTGCACCCGCATTCTGGCAGCCAATTGAATTCGCAAAAACGCTTTCTGGAAGGAGCGCTACGTTTTCTTGCTGGCTTCGTGCCAGCGCTCCAATAACCATTCCAAATCTGATATTGCAGCAGGCATTTGGAACCGGTGGAGCGCCAAGCGCCAACGTCATTCTTAATCCGGCCGTTAATTGGCAAGTTGGAACGACTCTCAAAAGGTTTTCAGTCAGAATCGATCTGCCGGACGCGAGCGCGGCAACGCTTGGATCAAGTGGGAATGACAGCCTCAACATCGGCCTTTGGCTTCCGCCTGGTATCACGTTCACACTTGATACAGCGCAATGGCAACTCGAAGAAACGTCGCCAAACGCGCCGCCAGAAGGCATGGCGACAGCGTTCGAATATCGCGGCTTGGAGACGGAAGTTTTCCGCGCTCAACGGTATTTTGTTGCTGATGTGATGGGATTCATGGGGTCTGCGAACGTAGCCAATGCCACGGTTGGCGGATTCTATACTCTGCCGCAGGCGATGCGCGTGACTCCGACATTGGCAAACACCGGGACAATAGAGAATGTGAACTGCGGAGCGATCCAGCTTACTCAGTACAGCCCAAGAGTCATCCGTG